TATCCTTTCCAAATTTAAAAAAATAGCGTTGGCATTGGCGTTGGCGTTGGCTATTTTAATGGTAAAGAAAGTAAAGAGAGGCTAAGGCTAAAGCCAAACAAAAGTTAAGAGTTTATAGTTTATAGTGTATAGAGAAAAGCATTAGCCCTCAAAGATTTATTTAAGCTAAAGCAAATGCCAGCCGTTAAGAAGTCCTACAAGAGCGCGACGGTGGAACAGCTGCTGAAAGACCAAGGACTAAAGGACGTTAAGGTCATGGGAGAGCAGACGCTGGGCGCGTACCGCGTCACGGCCGACACGGTGGCCAGTCTGTTGGGCAAGCTGCAAGAGAGCGGCATCCGTTCTTTCTTCCGCTATGAGGACGGAAAGCCCGTGCTTTACGCGGGTGTGATTTTCGAGCGGGGAACGTCTGCCTCTCAGGTCTTCGCCACTGGCCTGAACATCATAAGCGACCAGAGCCTCGAACAGCAGAAAGCCGACACCATGCGGCTGAACGTGAAAGCTGTGAGCATCATGCCCAACAACAAAAAAATAAAGGTGGAGGTCGGCGACGCTGACGGCGAACGCCGCACGATCACGACATACAACAAGACGGAAAGCCAGCTAAAGGCATGGGCGGAGCAGGAAATCAAGCGACTGAAACGCGACGGCCTCAAGGGTAGCCTTACGACATTCGGCTACAAGCTGGTCGACAAGCTCGACACGGTGGGCATCAAGATAGACGGCACGCCTATGGGCATTTATCAGGTTAAAAAGAATGTCATAAAATACGGCTCTGGCGGTTATCGGCAAGAAATAACGCTGGGGCTGAGGGTAGCAGAGTAAGAACATGAACATCGCGACAATGATTAAGATGCTCGCTGGAAACGGCGGCAAGGGCATGGGCTTCACGGTTGGCACCGTCACGGCGGTGGACAAAGCAGCCCGCACGGTGGACGGGCAGCCGCTCAATGAGGACGCGCCCCTGCTAGGCGTGAACCTGCAAGCCAACCAAGAGAGCGCGGTCGGCGTGGTGCAGATACCGCGCGAGGGCAGCTTTGTAATGGTGGGCTTTGTGCAGGACGGCGCGGCTGGCATGGTTCTGCTGTGCGACGACATAGAGGAGGCGCAGGTGGTCATCAAGGACACCGACACGGCCAGCATCGTGGTAAACGAAAAGGGAGTTTGCATGAACGGCGGCTCGCTCGGCGGGCTGGTAAAGGTGGAAGACATCACCACCCGCCTGAACCTCATAGAAAAGGACATTAACAATCTCAAGCAGGCGTTCACAAGCTGGTCGCCAGTTCCGCAAGACGGCGGCGCAGCCCTGAAGGGCGGCGTGGCAAGCTGGGCGGGGGCGAAGCTCACGGAGACCAAACGCGGCGACTACGAGAATGAAAAGGTAAAGCAATGAACGGACTAATAACGGACATCGGCACGGGCGACCTGCTTGTGGAGCACAAGAGGGCGGTCGTCACGGACAGCGACGGGCAGACGGTGGAAGCCGTGCTCCTCGCACAGCGCGGCGAGTTCAAGGAACGCCCGCTCATCGGCGCGGCGGTTCGGCAGCTGCAAGGTGGCTGCAAGGACGTGTTCTGGCCGCAAGAGACAAAGAAAATGATAAAGGCCGCAGGCGTGGAAGTCACCCGCGTAAAGGTGGACGCTGACGGCACCATTAACATAACGTAAAACAGCTATGCAGATAACAGTAAAGGACAGACAGAGCCTCGCGGACATCGCCGTGCAATATCTGGGCGGCGTGGAGGGCATCTTCGCGCTGGCGGAGCGCAACGGCATCAGCATCACGGCGAAGCTGGAAGACGGGCAGACGCTCGACTGGGAGCTGGCCGACACTGTGGACGCTACTGTGCAAAGGATATACGCCGCGCAGGGAATAGAGCCAGCGACCGACATTCCACAAAAGGAAATGGAAGCCCTGCTGACGGCGACAAGGAAATATTTTACTGGCTGTATCATCCCACGGCCACCGCGCCGCGAACTCACGATCGTGGACGAAGCGACGGCGGCAAAGGGCTGGACGCTCTCTGGCATCGGCTCACAGTTCGACAGCGGCACATCCGTGCAGGCGGAGCATGAAGACGGCATCGTGGTGAACAGGGCAAAGAAAGTTATTAAACAGCTGAGTGAGGGCAAGGAAGTGACCAGCGAGAGCGGGCAGACGCTCGCCCGAATATTCGGCAATCAATTCGACGATACATTTGCATAATGGTGAAACTGACAGAAAACAAGGTCGCGGAGATAGACACCTCCGCACTGGAGAAGCGGGCGCGAGACATTCGCGACGCTGTGGTAACAAAGAGCGTTACCGTGGAAATGGTCGGCAGCCTCTTTGCTGACCTCATAACAGCCTGCGGCAACGTGAGGGACGCGCTGGCTTTGTTCCTCGGCACCAACGTGCAGGAGATAACCAGCGACATAGACAACAGACTGGCGGGCGTGGACGCTGCAACCAAGGAGGCGAACGCGGCCACTCAGAAAACAGAGGCGACCCGCGCGCTGGTGGACAATCTGGTGAGCGTGCTCAGCTCTCAGAATGTGGCGGCACCCACAAGGCTGGAAATTACAGACTGCCCCAAGGAGGTGACGCTGGGCAACCAGCAGCGGCCGCGCATCGAAGCGAAAGCCCTGCCAGCCTTTGGCATCGGTTCGCTGCTTTTCATCGGCGGCGGCGACGCGCTAGAGGTGACACCCGACGGCCGCATCGTTCCGCTGAGCGTGGGCGTGGGCAAGGTGAATGTGGTAGCCACGGTTAAAACAAGTATTTACAAGACACTGACCATCGCAGTAGTGCCGCCACGCATCAGGCTGACGGGCGGCGGCATGAGGCTCGACGGAAAAGGTAACATAAGGCTGACGTAATGGAGACAAGACACATAAACGTAAAATCCGACTTTGTTATCCGTGAGCGTTTCCGCGACGGAACAGGCAAGGTCGTGGCACTGCCCGACGTGGACTTCGAGCTACGCTACTGGGTGGGCAGCAAATCGGTTAAGGCATCGCGAAAGAACGGCGTACTTACCAACTGTGTGGCAGACGGTGACGCCCTGCTGGTGATATTCAAAGACCACGGGCTCGGCGAGGGAGAGCTGCACCATGAACTACACCTCGCGCAGGACAACCCGCTGTTTGGGGACGGCGTGCAAAACGTCTATTATCCCGAAAGCCTGCATATCTGGCTTTGGGACAAAATGGGTGATACCGAGGGAGTGATAGAAAGCGACTGTGTGGCCGCATACACTCGCGGCTACAAGTTTACGTGGGAAGACTTTACGCCCGCCAATATACTGGAGCTACAAAAGCCCGCAACGGAGGCCGCACAGCGCGCCGACACAAACGTGCGGGAGTTTATAAGGGTGGCGCAGGAAAAGAGCGACACAGCCGTTAAAAACGCGCAAAACGCCACATCTGAGGCGAAGACGGCGACCACGGCCACGGTGACGGCCACGACAAACGCCAACACCGCGACAGCGGAGAGCAAGAAAGCTACCGACGCGGCGAACGACGCGACGAAAAAGGCAGTCGCCGCCACTTCCGCGGCAGACACCGCGACAAAGAACGCCAAGACGGCGACCTCTGAGGCAACAACCGCTACTGAGGCGACGAAAAAAGCAACCACCGAAAGCACAGACGCAACGGGCAAGGCCAAGACAGCAACCGCCTACGCAAATGAGGCAGGACAGCAGGCAGCGGCAGCCGCCGAAAGACTGGAGGCGACACGCGGCGAAATGGAGATCGCCATCGCGAGAGCCGAGCAGGTGGTGCAAGGCGTTCCGAACGGCCTAAAGGTGGAAGCACCCGAAACCGTCACGCTGGGCAACCCCGTAAAGCAATACATCAAGCCGCGAGTAAAGCCAGACGGCTGCGCCCAAAACGTCATATACCAGACGGACGGGCAGAGCATCGAGATAGAGCCAAGCGGCGAGATACAGGCGCGTGAGGCGGGCAGCACCCGCGTACACGTCATCCCTACACAAGGGACTAAGTATTACAAGACTATCAAAATAGAGGTCGTGCCGCCACGCATCAGACTGACCAGCGGCGGCATGAGACTCGACAAACAAGGAAACATACGTTTAACATAACATATAAATATTATGGCATTAACAGCAGAACAGGAAAAAGGCGTGGTGGCAATGCTGGCAGCCTTTCAGAATGGCAAGCGCATCAACGAGCTGGACGCTGCAAAGGGCGCGCTCAAGGATATGCGCATCGAAGTAATGGACGAAACGGGCGAGACGCACAGCATGGAGCTGGCCGACGCTGTGGCTCAGGCGGGCAACCCGATAGCGGGTCGCTACTGGAACACCGCAAACGCCACACCTACGGCGGCGGGCTACTACGGCAGCCTTCAGGCTCTGCGCGACCTGCCTGCTAAGCTGGGGCTCGGCCGCTACCTCGTGACTGACGACCGCAAGAAGCGAAAGCTCGACCCCACCGACAGCACAAAATACGCCGACGGCAGCCCCGCGGCTCTCGACGGCTCGCAGGGACAGTGTATGTGGTGCTGGAACGGCTTTATCGCCAACATCTTTAATGAGGGCGGCGCGCTGGTTAAGAGCATCACGTTCGACAAGCCAGTGGGCAACGGCGTGAGCATCCGCATCCCCGCGGGCGGCACAAGCTGGCTCGGCGCGGGTGTAATGGACAGGACGAACCAAATGTTGTGCAGCGTCATTTCAGATGCTGAGCAGTTCCGCGGCGGCGGTGGTTCCACGCTCAATGCAAGCAGCTTCACAAAGGCACCAAAGGCGGACGCGGCACAGCTCACCATGTTGGGAATG